CGCGCCCTCGCTCACGAAGCCGCCCAGTTGCTCGAAAACCCGTGAAGGGCTGTGAATCTGCAATGGGCTTTTGAACCAGTCCACCGCCTTGCTTGCCAGCCCTTGAACCGCGTCTTTTGCCGCCTGCATGCTGCCCGTGATGCCGTTTTTCAGGCCCTGCACCATATCGCGTCCAATTTGCAGGAATTCGCCCGGTATCCAGCTCTTTACCTGCGCAATCCAGCTTGCCAGTTGGGCGCGGATTTCAGCCAGATAACCGACAAGCACCGCCCCCATGTCGGCAATCCACGTGCCTTGCAGCGCCTGCCCCACTCCATCCAGCGCCTGGCGGAACAAGTCGGGCACGAAGCCCAAAAGCCGCCGCCATTCCCCATTAACAACGTCGTCAAGCAGCAGGCTACCGCCCGCCATGATGTTGTCAAAGTCCCGATACCAAAGCCATCCGGCCACGGCCAGCCCGCCAAAGGCCAGCGCTCCGGCGGCCCCCAGCCCGGCCAGCAGCGGGGCAAGGCGCGCTACCGCGCCCCGCAACCAGCCTGCCGCGCGCGCCAGCAGGCCAGCGCCCCCGGCGGCCTGCCCGAAACCGCCGCCCAGCAGCGACAAGCCCAGCCCCAGCTTGCCGAAAACGTAGCGCACCGCCACCACTTTTGCCAGCACCAGCGCCAGCGGCACCAGCACCGCGCCCGCCGCCGTGGCCAGCACGCCAAAGCCCACGGCCAGCCGCGCCAGCCATTTCACCGTGGCCGGGTGTTCCTTCACCCACTCGCCCAGCCCGCGCAAAAAACCCAGCAGCAACTGGCCCCACTCCTTGAGTTCGGGCGCGATTTGATCGAACACTTCGATCTTCACATCGTCCCACGCGCTTGAAAGCTCATCGCGCAAGCCGCGTATGTTGTCGCCCATGATTTGGGCCGTGCGCGCTGCCTCTCCCTGGCTGTTGCGCACCTTTTCAAGGTATGCGGCAATTCCCCCGCTGCCCGCCTTGTCGATTAGTTCCACAAAGCCCGAAACCGCTTCATCTCCGAATATCTTTTTCAGATACGCCAGTTTTTTGGCGTTGCCCATTTTTTCCGTGGCTTTGGCTAGGTCAAGCAGGATTTCATTGGCGTTGCGCATGTTCCCTTGCGCGTCGGCTACCTGAATTCCCAGCTCCTTCATGGCTTTGGCCCCCGCTTTTGCCGGTGCCACCAGGTGCGAAAGCCCCCCGCGTAGTGCCGTGCCCGCCCGGCTGCTTTGTATGCCCACGTTCCCCATCAGCCCGGCCATCGTGGCCACTTCTTCCATGCTGATGCCCGCCGTTCGCGCGTTCGGGGCCGCATAACTCATCGTTTCACCCAGCATTTCCAGCGTGGTGTTCGACGTGGTCATGGTTTTGGTCAGCACGTCCGAAACCCGGCCCATTTCTTCAGCCTTCAGGCCAAAGCCGCCCAGGATGTTGCTGGCAATGTCAGCCGTTCGCCCCAAATCCATGTCGCCCGCTTTTGCCATGTCAAGCAGCCCCGGCATGGCCGCCTGTATCTGCTTTGCATCAAACCCGGCCATGCCCAGAAACGCCTGCCCTTGCGCCGCTTCCGTGGCCGAAAACATGGTATCGGCCCCCAACTGCCGCGCCTGCGCGCGCAGGGCGGCCAATTCGGCGCTGTTTTTATCCAGCCGCGTCAGCGCCTGCACCCGGCTCATTTGCGCCTCGAACTCTTCACCCGCGCCCAGAAAGCCCCCGGCTTTGCTTAGCGCCGCCCGCCCGGCAAACCACGCGCCCGCGCCTGCCAGCCCCATGTTCCGCGCCAGTTCCGCGCCGCGTTTTTTGGTTTGTTCGATGCGGTTCAGGCGTTCCAGCGCCCGCCTCTTTTGCTCGATCGCCGCCGTAGCCGTTTGCATGCTGGCTTTGAGCCTGGCCTCATGCCGGGCGGCCTGCCCGGCCTGCATGCCTGCATCCATCATGCGCGCGCGCACCTGCCGCAGCGCCTGCAACTGGCGCAGGCGCGCGGCGTGCAGGCTTCGCACGTGGCGCTCGGCTTCTTTCAACGCGCGGGCTTGCTCCCGCGTGGTTTGACTGGCCCCGGCCTGTGCGCGGCGCAGCGCTTCCAGCCGCTGGCTGGCCGCGCGCCATTCTGCGCGGGCGCTGGCCGTGGCCTGCTGCTGGCGGCGCAGGCTGTCAATCAGCCCCTGCTGGCGCTGCATGGCCCGCAAGCCCTTTTCGGCCTGTAGCAGCTTGTCTTTAAGGCCGGTTGCCGCGCCCATGATGCGGCGCAGCGGGCCGGTGGCTTTATCCAGCGCTTGCAGGCTTACCCGCAGTTGCAGATCAGCCATGCGCGCCCCCTTGCAGGGCGGCGGCGCTTATTCGTCGCCCCGGCCCCAAACCAGCAGGTAAACGGGCATCAGGGCCACCGTCAGGATGCCCAGCCCGAAAACGGCAATGGCGGCCCACGCCGCCAAAGTGATCAATGTGTCCATGCCTCATCATGGCTCGTCTTTCAGGTTGTTGCAAGTCGTTCAGCCTGCCCTGTTGCGCTCCACCGCCAGCGCATGCCAGTGCATCAGCTCCGGCACGGTCATGTCCCACATTTGGGCGGGGGGCCAGTGCCACACCTGCGCCAGATTGGCCAGCACGGCGTGCAAGTCGGCGGGCACGCCGCGCGCCTGCCCGTCCGGCCCCGCTACTGCAAAAAATCCGACACCGCCCTGAAAACGGCCACCGTATCGGCCACCGTCAGCCCCGCCGCTTCGCCTGGGGCCAGCCGGGGCATGGCAATACGCGGTAGCAGCTTAAGCAGCTCCCCCGCATCGCTTTCCAGCAAGGCGGCCAGTTTCACCCCGCGCAAATCGCCCGCTTTGGGTTCGCGTAGGTAAAGGCACGCCAGCGGCTCCATGCTGGCGCTGGCGCGCGCCAGTGGGCGGCGCAGTGTTACGCGCGTGCTGTATTGCGCGCCGAATTCGTGCTCGGCGGCAATTTCCGGCCCGCTTTGCACGTTTTCGAGTATCTGATTTTCTGCTGCTTCGATTTCGCCCGTTCCGTCGATTACCGTTGTTTCTTCATTCATGATTTTTACCCGCAAAATAAGCGACGGTTTTTCAGGAGCAGCGGATGACCGTCAAACCGCCAGCCACGAAGGGGCCTGAAGAAAAAGGGTGACGGTTTTGCGAAGGTGTGGATGACCGTCAAACCACTTCGGCGGGATGCCTTGAATATTCTCAAATCCCCAAAACGGCGCGGGTTTGCGCCACCCGGTCCACGCCGCCGACTACCTCTATCATGTTCAGGTAATCGACTTCCACCAGCGTGTTGCCGTTATCCACCCACTTCAAATAAGTCAGCGCGAATTCATATTCATGCTCGGTCAAATCGCCCACCTTCGCGTTGCCGGGGTCGAATTTCACCAAACGGCCACGGGCCACCAATTCCACGCCTTCCACCCGTTCGCTATCGTCAGCCTGCACGGCTTGAACCAGCCTCAAGAGCGTGCCATTCATCGAACCGCCGTATTTTGCAATCAGGGCGGCCACGTGCCCCGCCATTTTCAAAGTCAGCGTCAGCTCTTTCCCGCCCATGTCGATTTTTACCGGGCCGGTCATGCCACCGGCGCGATAGTCTTCGGTTTCCCTTTCAAGGGTCGGTGGCGTGGCTTCCGTGCATTCGCCAGCATAGTGTATGCCGTCCACGAAAATAGCCATTGCCTTCAGTTTGCGCGGCAGTCCCATTTTTCAAACCCTTTCAGATATTCAAACGCCCGCGCTTGCCACCCGCGTGGCAAATTCGGCCAGATATTTGTCCGTGAAGCTTTGTGCCAAATGAAGATGTTCCAGCGGCGGCACGGGCGTATATTCGTAATTGATGGTCAGCCGCCCGGATTTAAGCTGTTCGGTTTCGTTCAAATCCTCGTCATACCAGCATTTGAAGCCCAGCAGCCGCCCATTCGCTACCAGGTCGCGCCCGTAGGCGGCGATGTTTTCCATAATGTCCTTCGCAAGCGCGGGCGTTAATGGCCGGTCAATATACGCAAAATGCGCCTCGGCAATGCTTTCACGCAGGATTTGCGCCGTGCGCGCGTAGCTTTCGAACATGAACTGGTCTTCGGTTGCCGTGGTTCGATTGCCCCAGAATCTGAACCCCTGCTTGTGAATCAGGCACGTGACTTTGGCCTCGTTCAATAGATTCGCGTCGGTGTTGGCATCCACCAGATCAAAATGCACGGTTTTGCTTTTCGCCACGCCCGTCACGCCGGAAACGGGCACATTCGACAGGGTTTTGTGCCAGCCCAGCTCGGCATCGATGCGCGCGCGCATCCCCATTGCAATACCGACAGGCGAGATTTCCTCCGTCTTTTTGGTTTGCACGTCAAACCGGGTAAACCTGCCATAAATCAGCATGTTTTCCCGGTCGCCAAACGTGCCTGCATCGGCAATGGCCGCCGAAACGCTGGCGGTATGGCTCTCGTTGTAAGCCATGCCGTGCAGCTTTTTCGCCACCGCCACCAAAACCTTTGCCGCTTCGGGCACATCAAGATACGGCGCGCCGATGATTTTCGGCTTCACCCCGGTTATCGTTTCCGCGCCCAGCAGGGCATAAATGCCGGTATAGGCCCCGGCGGTATTCGTGCCCATGACTTTTGCCAATTGGTCGGCGGCTTTTGCGTCTTCGTCACTGCCCACGCCTTCGGCCACACGAACCACCACCATCACGGGCTTGACCTGATCGGCAATATCGCGCAGCACTTTTGATAATGTGCCTTTATTACCCGCCTTGCCTTGCGCGTCGCTGATTTTCGTGACCAGTTTGGGCACGTTCAAGGGGAAATAATCCGCGTCCGCATCGTCGGCGGTGGCAATCAGCCCGATAACCGACGGGCTTTTGGTTCGGATGACCTGCTGGCCGTCAAGCGTTTCCGTCACCGAAACGCCGTGATGAAAAGTGCTCATGCCTGCCCTTTCGTGTATGTATTCAATGGGCTGTATTTGAATACGAAGGGCAGGCGCAGGGCAATCACTGCCCTTTGTATGGGCGGTTATTACTTTTTTTCGGGCGGGGCAGGCGGCGCGGCATTTTCTTTTGCCCGCCATTTTCACCCAGCCACATTTCACGCGGCAAATGGCGGCGCTGCAATTCGGATTTCCAGCTTTCGCGGCAATGATCCTTGTCCCAGAAAAAAAGCCGGTCGATGAAATCGGCCACCCGGC